CGGTGGTGAAAAAGGTTTATTACCTGCATTAATAGGATTAGGTACAAGTGCATTATTGAATAAAGCATTTGGTAATAGTAATAGTCCAAGTAAAAATATTTTAAAACAAGTTGGCACAGGACTTATCGGCGGACTAGTAACTAATGTATTATCAAAAAATAACTTGTCTGTACCAGATAGTCAGAATAGAGTAGAAACTACAACTTCAACATCAAACAATAGTAGAATACTTAGTTCTACACAGATTGTACAAAGCCTTGCAAATCCTAGTGTTGCAAGTCAAGTTATGCCAGCTTTAGTTAATAGTGGAGCATTAAACAATGTAAGTATTAATGCTTACAATAGTGCTAATGCATCACAAAAATCTGCATACAATAAACAAGTAACAGATAGTATTGCTGGAGGCAACCAAAAATTAGCACAAGTTGCATCTAATGCAATTAATAATATAGGCGGAACTTAATATGTCAACTACAGAATTAACACCAGAGTTTTTTAATAATTTTTATGATATAGAGATTAGCTATAACGCAAGTGAAGTTGATGCAGTTATTGGTTATTTCTTAAAAAGAGGATTTGGCAAAGTATCTGCTATTAATACAGCAAGTGTATTATTACAGCAAGCCAAAATAGACGAATTAAATGTGCAGCAACTTTTAGATACATTAAAAGGTGTAACAGATGTGCAACTAAGTTTAATTGTCGCTCAAATACTTAATTTTAACAGATCTAAAACTAGCGTATTAGGGTTTCGTGAAGACATATCTAACTCACAACTATTTGATCAAAGAAACGTTGTAATATGATATGGGTCGTTTTGCGCAAGGTAAATTCAATCTAAAAAATCCACAAAAATATATAGGAAACAAAACACCTACATATCGCAGCGGATGGGAATTTACTTTTATGAAGTTTTGTGACGAACATCCAGCAATAGAACAATGGGCAAGCGAAGCTGTACGTATACCTTATCGAAATCCATTAACTGGCAAACAAACTATATATGTACCTGACTTCTTTATTGCATATGCAGATAAAAGTACTAAAAAACGTGTAGAACTAATTGAAGTTAAACCTGCTAATCAAGCAATGCGAGAACGGCTAGGCCAAAGCAAACATAATCAAGCACATTATGTAGTTAATCAAGCTAAGTGGGAAGCAGCTAGAGCTTGGTGCAAACAAAAAGGTATATTATTCCGTATTGTTACTGAAGATGATATTTTCCATACAGGTCGCAGAAGATAAATAATAGTAGCATATAATGGAATGGATTAATGACCAAAAAATTAGAAGACTTATTGAACTTACCTGATTCTAAAGAAATAATAGAACAAGCAGAAGCTCAAGAAGAACAACAGTCTAAGTACGAAATTACTCAAGCAGAAACATTTCGTGATATTGAAGAATTTGATAAAATATCTTCAGCATTACCGGCTGTAAAAGGTTTAGGCGATATGGCTGATAAGGAACTAAATGAAGTTGCTGATAAAGCCATGCAAGCATATGATGATCTTATGGATTTGGGCATGAATGTTGAAAGTCGTTATAGTGGTAGAGTATTTGAAACTGCCGGTGGAATGCTTAAAACTAGCCTAGATGCTAAAGTTGCAAAATTAGATAAAAAACTAAAGATGATTGAGCTGCAACTTAAAAAAGAAAAAATGGATAAAGACAGTACAGGTACAGGCGACGGAGACATGGTTAATGGCGCCGGATACGTGGTTACTGACAGAAATAGTCTATTAGAGAAGCTCAAAGGTATAGATAAAGATAAATAATAATATAGAACAGGATCAATGCGCAATGAGATCATTTAAAACATTACTAAACGAGTCTAAAAAGACTTACGAATTTAAAATAGGTGTAGCAGGACCTTTACCAGAAGGTTTTGAAGACTCCATGGAAACTTGTTTGAGAAAGTTTAAAGTATTAAACATGACTCCTGGCAAGAAGACTCCAATACAAGAACGTCCATTAGACTTTCCACAGTTACAGAATATGGAAGTTACTTATTTTGAAACAGAGTTAGAATATCCTAGTACTAGTCAAGTGCTACAAGAATACGTTGCACGTTGCTGTGGTTGTGATCAAGCACATATTATTGTACGCAATGCAAATGATCCTAGAGAAGAGTATCAAGAAATGAAAGACGATGCTCCGTATGATACTAAGTTAACTACAGAAGACATGGGCGGGGAAAGCGCACAGGATTCAGTAGCTGGTAACAGAGTAATGAGTCTATTACAAGAATTAGAAAAAGATCGCAAAGAAAATGAACACAGTGGTGCGGAAGGTGCTCCAGTTGGAGAGTCAACAGATATCGGCGATGTAGAAAATACTAAAGCAGTTGTGGGAGGCTGATAAAATGAATATGAAGAAATTAATTGAATCAATGGATCACATCGAGGAATGTGGAATGGGAGAAGGTCCTATGGGAATGGCTCCACCAATGGCTCCAGAGGTGGACAAAGGCAATCCAGTAACAGTAAATGTTAGTATGAACGCAAGTGGTAAAGAACACGTTGCTGATCTACTAGACATGATGAAAAATGCAGGACTAGGTGCCGCAGAAGAAGTTGGACCTAAAATGCTTTCACCACGTATGGATATGGAACGTTTGTCAGCAATGATGGGCGGGCCAGAAATGGAAAATACACAACCAGGAATGGAACCAGATCCAGATACTGATGACGAAGTTACAGAAGGCGCTACAAAAGCTATTATTGATATGGTTGCTAATGCAGACGATCCATCACAAATGGTAATGGATTTAATTGCTAAAGGCGGACCAGAAGGCAAGTACTTATACGGTGAACTAGAACAGTTAGCATCTGAGCAAGGTAAAACATTTAACAATGCTGAATCTGAGCCAGAGGAATTTGTAGATGAACTATTAGCTAACATGGGCATCGAAGAAGGCGTTGAAACTGAAGATATGTCCGACGAAGGAACTTATACTATTAAAGTAAAAGGCAAGAATATGGCTAGCCAAGATGAGCTTGCTAGACTTGCAGGTATGTCAGGCAGTTCAGATATTGATGTTGATGAAGCTGGAGACTATGCTAATGAACCGGACCCACAATACGGTGACATGAGCGATGCTATTCCAGATGGTAACGATTTGAATCGCAAGAAGAAATCATACGCTGCTACACAAGATGGCGACAACCCAATGGCTGTTGAAAACATCAAAGCAGCATTATACGCAGCACTTACTGAAAAGAAAAAGACTATGGTTAAGGGACCAGACGGAAAAATGGTTCCAGACTATGCAGCAGACGGCAAAGGCAAAGACGATCTTTCTAAAGGTAAAAAAGATACCAAGACTGCTGAAGGACGTGGTAAAGTAATGGCCGGACGTGGTAAAGTAATGGCTGGACGTGGACGTGGTAAAGACAAGCTAATGGCTGGTCGAGGACGCGGCAAGAAAAAATAATAATTCCTACTGATGGAATGAACGGACCAAATAGGCTCTTCGGAGCCTATTTTCTTGAGTAAATAGTTGTATGAAAAAAGACGACATTGATTGGGAAGCATATTTTGATCACATAAAACCAGTGTGTCCTTGGAGCGCAGCAGCATGGAAAAAGAGTGAAATTAAAATTACTCAATGGACAGGCAAATGGGAACATCTAGGCAATAATCAAGCTATTGTATATATAGTACCTAATTATAATCGTAGACGTCTCAAAAAACTTTGTAGTAAATTAGATGTTAGTTTAGAATACGAATGGCTATGGAGTGAACCTAGATATGGAGAATATGCTGCTCCTACGCATATTTTAATACAGCAAGATAGACGTAGGCTATTTGACCTTAGGTTCGATACTGGTTATTATGATGATTTAATAGGGTAAATACAGTATGGCAGCATCACTCGACGGCGTCTTAATTAAGAAAGCCAATAAACAAGAAACTTATACCAACGAGCAAGTTGAAGAATTGATGAAGTGCATGGATCCTGACGACGGATACTTACACTTTGCAAGATCATTTGCATTCATTCAGCATCCTGTAAAAGGTAAATTGTTGTTTGATCCTTACGAGTATCAGTTGAGTTTGATGCACAGTTATCACAACTTCCGCTTTAACATTAATATGATGCCTAGACAAACAGGTAAAACTACATGTGCTAGTATCTATCTAGCATGGTACGCAATGTTTAAACCTGATCAAACTATTCTTGTAGCAGCACACAAATACACAGGTGCGCAAGAGATTATGTCACGCATACGTTTTGTATATGAAAGTTGTCCTGATCATATTAGAGCAGGTGTTGTAAGTTATAATAAACAATCAATTGAATTTGAAAATGGATCACGTATTGTAGCACAAACTACAACAGGCAACACAGGACGTGGTATGAGTATTTCGTTACTATACTGTGACGAGTTTGCATTTGTTATGCCTAACATTGCAGAAGAGTTTTGGACTTCAATATCACCTACACTAGCAACAGGTGGTCGTGCTATTATTACAAGCACACCAAACTCAGATGAAGATACATTTGCTACTATTTGGAAACAAGCAGAAGACAAGTTTGACTCACACGGCAATGAACAAGAATTAGGTTCTAACGGCTTTCACAGTTATGTTGCTGAGTGGCACGAACATCCTGACAGAGATGACAAGTGGAAAGAAGAAGAAATTGGTCGCATTGGCGAAGAAAAGTTTAGACGTGAATATGGTTGTGAATTCTTAGTATTTGATGAAACATTAATTAATAGTTTAAAACTTAGTGTTATGGAAGGTAACTCACCTTTATTAAACATGGGACAAACACGTTGGTATAAGAAACCAACTAGCCAATATACATATGCAATTGCACTTGATCCTAGTATGGGTACAGGCGGCGACAATGCTGCTATACAAGTATTTGAATTGCCCAGTTATGAACAAGTAGCAGAGTGGCAGCACAATCAAACTGCTATACCAGGACAAGTTAGAGTACTTGCAGACATATGCAAATACATAGAACAATGTACAGGAAACACAAACGGTATATACTGGAGTGTAGAAAACAACGGAATTGGCGAAGCATGTTTGCTAGTTATTTCTGACTTTGGTGAAGAAAATATACCTGGACTATTTGTAAGTGAACCAATGCGTAAAGGACATGTTAGAAAGTTCCGTAAAGGATTTAACACTACACACGGTACTAAAATTACAGCATGTAGTCGCTTAAAGACTATGGTAGAAAATGACAAGATGTCAATTAAATCTAAACCACTAATAAGTGAACTTAAAGGTTATGTTGCAACTGGCAGCAGTTTCCAAGCTAAGTCTGGTATGACAGATGATTTAGTAAGTGCTACACTATTAGCATTAAGAATGATGGCTGTACTCAAAGATTGGGATCCAAGAGTGTACAATACATTCACACAAGCAGAAGATATGGAAGATTATGAAGCGCCTATGCCAATCTTCATTAGTACAAACTTTTAACTAGGTAGATAAATACAATATGCAAGAATTTGACACAATAAGCGACGACCTATTTAATAAGATTAGAGGAAGATTTCCGGAAGTTACAATCGGTAACGAGTCTGGAGAAGTTACTAATGATCCTATGCAAGCTCGTTTCTTTGATTTTGACTACAATGGTCTTGGTAAAGTAAGCGTAAGTTTAGACGAAGACGAAGGTTTGACTGTTATATACAGTAAAGATTTTATAGAAGGTCAAGACGATATGACCAAAGATGCGTGGTACGAATTTCTAAAAGAACTACGTGTATTCAGTAAAAAGCGTATGCTAAACTATAGTGTAAGAGATATTACAAAGTCAAATTTAACAAAAAGAGATTATAAATTCCTAGCAAAGAACCCTGAGGACGGACAAATGACAGAATCAAAACTGTACGGTACTAGCCGTATTAGCTATCAAAAAGTAGGCGAAGCACGTATTGTAATTAAGCACACAGAAGGTATTAACCAAGAAAGTGTAACAGGACGTACACAAAAAATTGGTAAAATTTATATTGAAAGTGCTGATGGCGAAAGATTCCGTTATCCATTCAAACACCTAAGTGGTGCTAGAGCAATGGCAAGACACGTTGCTGAAGGTGGAAACACATATGATGATTTTGGTAAACATATTGTAGGTTTATCAGAAGAGATGGCAAAATTACGCAAGTTTAAAAACTACATGGGTCGTTCAGCTGTAATGGCAGAAAGTCTCGCAGGGTATGTAGATGTTGTTAAAGAGCGTATTGCTACAGTTAAGAAAACAATTGGATCACTTCAAAAACCAGCATACTATGCAGAAGCATTTGCAGCATTTGAAACACCAATGATGGAAGATGTACCTACAGACGTTGCAGAGAATTGGATTGACCAATTAACTATTAAACAGTTTAACGAAGAACTAGCAGATGTATTTCCATACATTTATAACCTAGTAAGTGAAGCAAGCAAAGCAAAATCACTAGGACCAGACGATTTAGAAGAAGTAGCAGGACCAGACAAGTGTTGGGATGGTTACAAAAAAGCTGGTACACAAAAAGGTACTGGAAAGAACAAAGGCAAGCGTGTAAACAAATGCGTTCCAGAAGAAGCAGAACTAGAACAAGGCTTTGAAGAAATGATGGGCCAGTTTGCAGAAGCCAAAGACTGCGATGATTGCGGCTGCGCACCTTGCGAATGTGACACAACAGAAGCAGAAGTAAGCGAAGCATATATTAACACAAGTAAAGATGCAGTTGACGTATTAGGCGCACTACGCGGCAAAGGAAAAGCAATTGAACGTGGTCAAGATGACGATCAAGGCAACTTAGCAAATCAGTACGTAAGTGATGTATGGGACGTATATTCATTTATTGAAGCAAGAACAAATGGATTTAGTGGACTAGACAAAAATGCTAAAGCAGCAATCGATGCAATGATGAAACTACGTGGCGAAGCAAAGAAACTAGAAACTGAGCCAGGTTCAGGCAAAAATGCACGTTTTGGTAATGCTATTGTAACTGTATTGTATCCTGTAATGGAATATCTAAATACAACAGACTTTGATAGAAACAGAAAAGAAGACGACACAATGGACGTCAAAATTGATAAAGACGGCGCAATTAGTAAAGATGATGGTCACGAAGAAAAAGAACAAAAGACTCCATTAGGCGAGTTCATCCTATCATACTTTGATAGAGAAAATGGAGCATTTCCAAAAGGCGAAACAGCAGTACTAACAATGGTCGAAAAAGACTACGGCGAAGAGTATATTGAACCAGCAAAGCAGTTTATTGAACAAGTAACTGCAAAGTTTGAAGAGTGGGAAATGCGCACACAGCCACAACAAATGGAAGATGAAGTAGACGAAAACTTTACACAGGCAGCAGCAGCAGCGGCTAGAGCACATAAGTCAGAGTTTGAATATCCTAAAGGATCAGGCAAAATGCACCCTGTAAAGATGAGTAAAGGCACAGCACACGAAATAAACGACGATTATGACAGAATTCGTGAGTTAGCAGGACTACGCTAACCCACTTATAAGTTTTTATGTATTTTCTTTAAAAAAACACTTGACAAGAGTTGTAAATCAGTATATAATTAATACTGTGCTATAACACAAAAAGGCACATGTAGCAATAACGCTACAGAACATAGGCATAACATTGGAGGCATTAACTATGGCATCATTAGCAGAAATTCGAGCTAAACTTAAAGAACAAGAGCAACGCTCTTCCGGTGGCGGACAATCACAAGGTCCAAACCCAATTTACCCATTTTGGAATATTAAAGAAGGCGAGTCGGCAACGATGCGTTTCTTACCTGATGGCGATCAAGACAACACTTTCTTCTGGAAAGAACGTTTAATGATCAAACTTCCTTTTGCAGGCGTAAAAGGTGAAACTGATTCACGTCCAGTACAAGTACAAGTACCGTGTATGGAAATGTATGGCGATAGCTGTTCAATCCTACAAGAAGTACGTGGTTGGTTTAAAGACGCAAGTCTAGAAGACATGGGTCGTAAATATTGGAAAAAGCGTTCATACGTATTCCAAGGATTCGTAACTGATAATCCGTTAACTAACGACGAATCACCAGAGAATCCAATTAGACGTTTCATTATTGGCCCACAGATCTTTCAGATCATTAAGGCAGCATTAATGGACCCAGACATGGAAGAATTGCCAACAGATTATACTGCTGGTGTAGACTTCCGTCTTAATAAAACGTCGAAAGGTGGTTATGCAGAC